AAGGGCAGAGGTTGCGCCAGAGAGGTAGTTGTTGTTGGCGGTGGAGAAGAAGTTGCTGGGGTTAGACAGCAGTAACTCGAACGCGGCCCGCTCCAGCGCCAGCGCCGCCTGACGGCCCAAGAGACGCGGAATCCGCAAGAACGCGCCCAGGTCGTCGTTGACGATTTGTTGACGCGTCAGCGTGATGATGCGTCCGTAGGTGTCGAGCTGATTGGTGTAGCTGTCCTCACTCAACTCCGCGCTCTTCAGTTCCCCGTCCGGCCCGACCTTCTCGAATCGACCGACAGCCGTCAGCCGGTACTTGGTATGCTGCTTGAAATCGCTGTGGTCGACCTGGTCCGCGATCCGCGGTGTGGCTCGCTGCACCGCTGTGAACGCGGCCAGCAGCGCTTTGTTCGCCACGTTGCCAAGGATGCCGGACAGCGAAATGGTGCTGTAACCGGACGCGGCCAACGACCGCTCGGCCTCGAAGGCCGTGCGGATCGTTTCGTCTGTGATGCGGTCCATGCGAGCGTGGCGGCCGGCCGCGCGGACCGTGAGGTCCAGGACTGTGTGAATGCCAGCGCCTTCCAAGTCGGAGCGCTCCGCTCGCTCGACCGCTTCCTCACCGTACCACTTGACGACCTGCTCGCGCCGGAGGCCGGCAGACAGACACAGAGCCGCCTCGATGGCCGCACCGTTTGGCTGTGAGTCCCGCGACTGGACGGCCGGCGCTTGAGGCCGGCTGGCACGCAGCGCTTCCAACTCCGTGCGTTCGACCGACCAGCCGCTGCGGATCGCGTGGGCGGCTAGATCGACCTGCTGGTCGCCGATCCGGATCGTCTCGACCTGGTACTGCGCGACGATGCGCCGGATCGCGTTCATCCGCTCAATCTCCTGTGCCGTCTGCTGCCGCATCGCATCGACGTCCGTGTGCACGGCGACGCGAGCGTGGATAGTCGGCTGCTGCGCCGCCGCGGCCGTGACCGTGCGACCGTCGGACTGATCAGACGGATCAGACGGATCCGGTATGTGCGACGGATCATCGCCGCGATTTTGGACTGCGACTGTCTGTTGCGCTTCCCATGCCGCGCGCAGTGTCGCCTTTTCCTCGTCGGTGAGCTTGTCAACGTCCCACCCTTCCGCCTTCAACCACTCTTCAAAGGTCATCCCTTGATCCTCCGCTTTCACTGACACGCTCGTCAGATCGTCCGCGCCGTTCGGGACGATCGAAATCTCTTTCAGACGGCCGATCACCACGTAGAGCGGCCCTCTTACCAGACGCCCGTTGATCGTCTCGGTTTCTCCGTCGTCCAGCCGCCGGACCTGCAGCGGGTGCACTCCGACCGACGCCTGCCACGGAAACCCGCGACGCGCTGTCTCGACGACTTCAGCGACGACGTTTTCGGGACCGCTGAGCACGCCAGAGATGCGCAGCCGGCCCCTCTCGATCGTGATTTGTTCCGTGTGGCCGACGATCGTGCGCGGATCATGCTGCCGCAGGATCGGCCGCTTCTGCCGACCGATCCGCAGCCGTTCCAGATCGACGACGACCGGCAACGGCCAGCCAACGTCCATCACCGAACCGGTATAGGCGAGGATGTCTACGCGGCCCGGCTCGTTGCCGTCGCCGTCGCTGTCACCGCCGTCTTTCGCCGCCGCTTGCACTTGGACGACGCCCTCGGCCACGATGCACGTCGCTGGCAATTCGGCCTCCAGTCCGATCGCACGCCGGTGTTGTCTCAGATGCTCCAGGACTTCGGTCGGTGCGCGCCGACCGGACCTCGCCCCGCGTGCCGCCGCCCACGCGGCGACAAGGCCACCTCGGTGTAGGTACAACGTTCCGTCGACGTACACCCCTTGGTCGTTCAACCGCTCTCCGCCGCTGACCCAATGGTGCGGATACCGCCAGGTGCTCTTCCGCCGCGCATCGCCGCGATCGGCAAACGCGATGCGCGGCAACCGCGTTTTGTCGACCTGCGACCACGCAGGTTCCCGGTTGGCCAATTTGCTGTTGTGTCTCAGTGGCATCGCTACTCGTCCTCAGGCTCGCGCGGGACGGGAATCTCCGGCGCGAAGTACTGGTAGAACCGCTGCGGCAAGCCCAACTGCTCCATCAATGCCATCTCGCGGGCACGCTGCCGCAACGCCTCTTCCCAATCCATTCCGCGGCGCGCGTATTCCTCAGCCAGAGTGGTCGTGTGCTGCATCAGACGTGTGGCCTGAGCGACGGCTTCTTTGGCCGGATCGACGTGCTCGAACCCCGGCCAAATCCAGCGCCAAGACCAACTCTCCAACGGTCCAGCGTCCGGCAGGTACTCCGGTATCAACGCCGCTTCGTCGAACCACGCTCGTAAGAGACGGTCCAGAATCGTGCGCTCCATCTCGGACCGCGTGACCGTGATCGAGCGGTAATAGACCTGATGGTCCAGCCGGCCGGACGCGTAGTTGTATCCCTCGCTGTTCCCCGCAGCGACGTTGAAGGGAAGATTGAGACAGCGTGCGATCTCGTTGATCAGCTCACGCCGGAACGTCCGGAACTCTGCGTTCGGCTGCTTGGCCTCGACCTGCTCCAATCGCCAGCCAGCCGGCATCGTCATCAGCATCCCGCGTTCGAGTTCCACCGTGTCGAAGGGTTCCACGTCGTTCGGGTCGCTATCCGGTGGCGCGTCCGTGTAAAGCACACCGGACGGCAGTGCCGCGACTTCCGCCGCTTGCACCACAGCGAGGACGTACCGCCGCAACAGCGCGAACAGGCCCAGTGCTGGCGTCAACTCTGGAATGCCCCGCACCTGTCCGGGGCGATCGATGCGGAACCAGTGAATCATTGAGGATGCGCTGACGGGGTCGTAATCCCACAGACTCGATACGACGCCCGTGTCGCCCGGGTGCTCTTTCAGGACGTGATACTCGATGGGATTGCCGTGCTCGTCGAAGACGATACCGTCGATCTGGTTCGGCTCCAGCCCCGTCAAGTCCGGCGTCGCGACCTGGTCGGCTTCGATGAGCCGCAAGTCGAGGCTAACGTCATCGCCCGTGCGCGGATTGTCGGTCAAAAGTCCGAACGCTTCGCCGTCGACCGCCATGGCGCGCCGCATCGTACGCAGCTTGCCTGCCAAATCGATCGCCTGCGCCCATCGCTGAAACTGCCACTCGACGGCTTGATCGGCCTCTTTGATGCCGGTGCGCACTTGCAAACGCGGCCCGGTTCCGACCGTATCGTTGGCCAGCGTCGCGACGATGCCAGCCGCAATCGAATTGTTCGCGACTTCGTAGCGTGCACGGGACCTGAGAATGCGTCGGACTTCCGCGCTGTTGGCCGCCTTTGCGCTCAGGTCATCCGCGGCTGCCCAGTGTTTTTTGTTTTCGTCGGTCGTTTGAGCAGCGTCGTAACCGGCGCGCACCCAGCGCCGGACCCGCGCGCGTAAAGAGAGCGGGCGTCGGCTTCCTTGCCTGTTGAAGAGACGTCCTAGTCTCATCGCCCGCACGCTCACAAGGAGGCGAGATGGTGGTCACTGTGCGCCCGGCGGCACGACTTTCTGCAACCGGACGCCCAACGTGCGACGACGCGCAGCCGCCTTGGCGGCCTCGTAGCGGTCTGCTTCGATCTGGTCGCGCAATCCATGCTGTGTGACCTGCCGACCGTCGACGCTGACGAATCGGGGCTGCTGCGCTGCCTGACGGAGGTCGATTTCAGAGGTGGTCATGGCTGATGTCTCCGCTTGTCAGTGTAGCGGCGGAGACGCGCAGCGCCGGCAAAATCCTGTGCGCCCTCGCCACGTTTGGGCGCAAATCGTGATAGATGTAGCATGCCGATTCGCTCGCGCACGAAAAAACGCGTCTGAGAACTC